TAATTGTGATCGTCAGAAATGGCGACACAAATGGAACTGTAGATATCAAGTGCCAGCAAGGGGAACGTTAAACCGTTACCCATCGTTGAGAGCATATTAAGCTCACGGGCTATAGGCTTTCCAGCCTTAAGCTCCGCCTTGGATCTGCAATTAACCGGCATAATGAAATGCGTAGAAATAGCATTATTCATTAACCAACGTACGACTGGAACATTTCTGAAAATTCGTCGCGCACGCACTCGCCGATTACGGTCAGAGGCGTTTTTCATGTCACCAGTGGCAATAATGCCAGTGCATGAACCTTCCTGCGCGAGAGTTTGCATCACGGATTGGTCGAAAAATTGAATTCGACCGAGAGATTCGCGTTGCAATATAGGTTTTACGATATCGTGAAACCCCATCTGTAGTTTTACAAGTGAGGAATTCTCTTTACCGATAACTCGAGGCCCACGTGCATCTTTAGGAACAAAGACAATTGAAACAATGTCTTTGCTGACAAGTGCACGCAAACGGTTCCGTTTCCCAGTTAAGATCGAACGTTTCCTGTAGCGAAAAGCGCCTTTAACAGGCTCTAAATGCTCAGGGTAACAATTAGATTTGCAGTCTTTAAACTGCCGCGGTGACATTTTTAGTTCCGCGCGCTGATCGGAAACAGAACCTTTACCGTCACGGGCTGACGCTACAATTTGTTTCAATTCTAAAGACGAAAACTCAGGGAAATTTGATTCGATGAATTTCCGAACTTTATCGTCAAACTGTAAGTCGGTGGGAACAGTTAAAAGTTCCTCATTCCGCAACAGAAAATCCTCTCCCGCTTCTTTTTCTTGCTTGTCAGTAAATGGCAACGCAAGTTTATAGAAATAATGGCAAAGCTGAAATAATCCTTGTACAAAAATGTACTCGGATAAAAGACAGCTAGAGTCCGGAGTTTCACCGGGCTTGATTAGCCGAAAAATCGGGGATGTACTATTCGTACAAACCTTTGTAATCTCTAACCGTAACCAACGGAGCGAGGGGTTTTTCCAGTCGAAAGGAGCGCCTCCACACTTACTGCGAAAGTTAATAGGAGAAAATTCTCCATTCTCGCAGCTTGTAAGGAAGCCTGTCCATAAAACTGGAAGGACCTTGGTGAGAAAGCTTATACCTTCTTTAGCTAATCGCCGCATAAGGTACGAACGTATCCCCCCAGGGAAGCCTATATCCTTGAGTAACTGATAAAACAGAGGTGAGACACATAATGTGTTATTACTCACTGCTGGATGCCTCCTTAAGTAAGGGGCTAAAGAAACTCAAGGGTAGAACGATCTAAGATTCACCTTGAAGCCAACGAGATGTAAATCCTGTTGTCTGCGAGAAATCGTAGAGGGCTTTTATGCCCGCTTTAACCTGAGCTTCAGTAAAGTCAGGTGTAACGGAAGCTGCTACTGTAACTATCATACTAACACGTTTGGTAGCTCCAGCAGAGTTCGTAACGTCTTTCTCTTCGACATAAACCAGGGAGCCGGAAAGGCTCTTGTCCTTGTTTCGAGTCGCACCACGAACACGAAGTTCTTTGGTAGGATCGGAAAAGGTAACGGAGTCTTTAACATAGACTCCTGGCTCGCGAGGAACGAAGGAATCTGACCCTGAAGAAATTGTAGAGTAAGGCATGGTAATTTGTCCGAAAGGATAGAATGGATGGCCCACCAGTTCTCATTTACGTTTACCCTTGAGTTTCGGAATGCGATAGGCTCTTGCGAGCTGCTGCTTCTGAAGTTTCTGTAACATTAACAGATACAAGGTGTTAAGCCATTGAGCAAACGTAGGGTTTAATAAGTTAAAATGGTTTTCCTTCGCAGGATGCGTAGGAACCTTCTGTAAGGGGTAACCCGTAAGAAGGCTGCGCTCAAACGCCGTGATCCTCCCGTGAGGGAAGGATATAGGATCGCCAGAGATGCAGACGTTACCATCAAACTTTAAAGTTTTCCAGCCAACGAAAGTTGTCTCAGAGGTCCAACCTCTTTGGAAGATTGTGTCCAACCACTTGCCTACCGGTAGAAACCAATTGACGACAAAACTCATGGGAACTAAATCCCAAAAGGTTGATATGTCAGGGTGGAAGCCAACTACATCTAACAACTCGGGTAATGTTGAACCAATAGGAGAGACTGCACCAGTGCAGCGCAGGGTTAAAGTCCCGCGCGCAGAGATGCGATCTTTCCCGGAATAGTCAACAGTATAGGTGGAAACATCCTCATATGGAAACGATTTTTGTAAGATTGCCTGGTTGATATTGCTTACAATGTTACCGATTGAAATAATATCGGTCACCAACGGCATAATGCCGTATTGCCAAGCAGCCAGGCCTTCATACTTAAAAAGACTCTCTACAAATTTCTTCGAAAACATAGCTAGAGTTTCGTCTAGCTCGGCCAACATCATGATGATGTTGAACTGATTTGAAGAAGGAAGCTTATCCCAATTTAAAGAAATATCGGGAAAAGACCCGTGTTGGAGCTCAAAGCACCGAACAACGGTGCCCCAAGCTGCTTCACAGTCGTAGCAATGGTTAATGACAGTAGAATATCTGTTAAAACCAGGGTTATAACCGTGAAGGCCAGTAGACGGGTAAGACACGTAGTGTCGGCACCAAGAGTTTTTGCCAATCTTGCCGTATACAAAATGTTTATATTTAACATTTTGTGCAATATTACGGTAAGCAAGGCCATCGCTATAGGTGACGTCATAAGGTGAATTGTAGTAGAGAAAAGGTTTGTTTGCCATATGAGGGAACGATCGAGA